GCTGGCATCGCCACCTGGCTGCAGCATGAGCTGGTGGAAGGCACCAACGGCTACGCCCGCTTCCAGAGCGCTGCGCTGACGGTCGGCGCTTATAGCGCTAGCGCTGCACGGCAAGAGCAACCCTTGGTGTCAGTCGAGTTTGCAGCCTCAGGCGGTAGCCTGAATTACACCCATGTGGTGCTGCTGCTCAATGCGGCAGCTGATGGCCAGGCCGGTGGACCGATCACCGCCAGCACGGACGTGAACCCCAGCACGGATGTGATCACCGTGGCCAGCCATGGCCTCGCTGATGGTGATGCCGTCACCGTTACAGCCAACAGTGGTGGCACGCTGCCTGGTGGGCTGACGGCTGGCACGCTGTATTTTGTCGATAGCGTCACCAGCTCCACGATCACGTTGCACACCGCCACGCCTGTGGCCAGCGGCAACCTCGTAAACATCACCAGCACCGGCAGCGGCACGCTCCTCGTGCGCAAGTGCAATGGCAGCGTCTACGGCGTATTGACTGAGAACGCCGCAGTGACCATCAGTGATGGCCAGACGATTGGCTACAGCGTCAAGCTCGCGGTGAATGACTGATGGCTGACAGCCCGGTGAATGTGGTGGTGACGGGTGGCAGCGGCAATGACGAGCTGCGCCAGCGGCTGCAGGAGCAGGTAGAGGCCAACCGGATTGCGTTGAACCTGCGGTATCAGGCAAAGCTGGCAGCGGCGGAGGCGCTGAAGACGCTGCGTGGTTAGGCCTGTTGCACGGTATCGCCCCGGCGCACGGCGCCGCGGCGGGCCTCAGCTTAAGCCGGTTTATTTCGTCACCCAGCCGTTCTCAGGTTCCGAGATAGTCCGAACAGTTAAGGTTTACACCGGCAGCCAGGGAAAGGTTGCAGAGTTTGCACCGTGGGAGTTGAGCCCGCCAGCGCTTCCCTCAGATCAAGATCCTGGATTTATTGCTGCAGCAGTAGATTACGTTAATAACGAATATCCTACCTGGATGACAAAAACTATTCTTGATACACAATGGTATGGACAGCGGATTAATGAAACAGTGCGAGTTGCAGAGCAGGTCATTGATGGCAAGCTTTACTGCACACTGCTGCGCACGTCGAGGTTTGAAGCCAGCTATACAGTGCTCTTTGTGCTTGTGCATCCACAGCCTGAGAGTTTCCCGGATTTATTTGGTCTAGTGACCAGCAGCAACAGCGTCGACCCATTTGCGGCTTCGGCTAGCTACGACCTGCTAACAGTTAGCGTAGACTTGAGTAATGGCAGCATTGAGCACGGCACCTCTTCTCTTTATACCAGCTCTTTAAGCAATATAACTGTACTTGCACTAGGCGCAGTTTACGAATATACCCGCAATGGAACTTACACGGGCTTTAAAGAAGCTATCAGTGCCAGCCTGCCAAATTCTCATCCTTTCAAAGCGTGCGGGCAAAGCGCGTGGTCATACCTGAGCAACTTGCACAGCGGATCGCTTGGCCCCTACTCCTACACCCAGACTCTTAATACGGACGGAGACCGAGGAACTCCTGATTTAATTTCAGTTGGCGCCTTAGATGGTAAAAACGTAGCAGCGCCTAATTTTTTCAACCAGTCTAAGCAACCCTTTGAGGCACGTTTAAAACTTAATAACATAGCCGGCGTTAATCTTACAACTGGGCAGCGGGTGTTGCGAAATGGCAATGTTCACGAACTGAGTACCCTGGATCCAGCCTGGCTGAGCTGTCAGGGCTACAGCTTGCTCGGAGCCAATGTGCCTGGATCTTTTGCCTCCTACACCCCAAGCGATGTTCAGCCGTTGGAAGACTTGCTCGATGTGAGTGGGCTCTTGGCCGAAGACCAAGCCGGAATCACCCAAGCAGTCACACCGCCAAATAATCCGGGTTTCGAACTGGCCTTTGAACACGTCAGTGGCTTTCCTACGACTGATCCCACCTATTTTGTCAGCAACTCCTATCGCCCGTTGGTTGCTGGCAGCCCGTTATTTAGCTTTTATAGCACCCATTACTTGATTCTTGACTAGCCACTGCTAGCCTTTTGGGTAGTCACCGCTATCTATGTCCGACACCACGGACTTGGACCAATCCACCGACCTTGACGCCCCACCAGCCAGTTCCACCGCTGAGGCGCTTGGCACTCCTGGCCTAGCCGCCCTGGAGAAAGAACGCGATGCTCGCAAAGCAGCCGAACGTCGCCTCAAGGCCCTAGAGCAACAACTTCAAGGCCTAGAGCCCGATCAACTGCGGGGCATCAAAGAAGCGCAGGAGCGTGAAGAACGCCTACGCGCTGAAATGGATCAGCGCATCAAAGAGGCTGCTGAAGCAGCCAAGGCTGAAGCTGTTCAGCAAGTCAAGATTAAAGACCAGAAGCTCAATGAGGTGCTGGCCGAGAAGACCGAGCTGTACCGCAAGCAGGCCCTCGCCAATGCGTTTCAGGCCGCTGGTGGCCGGACAGGTGGCGCTGAAGATGGCACGACTTATTTCGATGCCCTGATGGGCGCCGTAGGCAGTCGCTTTGCCATTAGCGACACGGGCGAGGTGCAGGTGGTCAACGCCAAAGGCGAGGCCATGCTCACCGACAACGGTGATCCACTCACCCCTGTCGCCTACCTGGAGCAGCTGAAGACCCATTCGGTCTATGGCCATTTCTTTGCACCCACCTCTAACGGTCACGGCGGCGGGATGCGCGGCAGCGGAAACCTTACCTCCGGCACCCTGCAGGGGATGAGCGCACTGGACAAGATCAACTATGGCCTGAGCGCATGAGCCTCGATCTTCCCTTTGTTGTTGCGCCCACCAAACGCAAGAGTCGCAGGATCGGCACCAAGAGCACCGGCATCCTGGAGCTGCCTGTACTGGGCTCGCTGCAGGTCGCTGAGGTGATCGCTGTCAGTGACCTAAGCGCCGACAACGACCCAGCGGTGGTGATCGCCGCCAAGTTGGCACAGCAGATCAGCGCTGAGCAGGAGATCAGCATTTCAGAGGCCTATGCCTTGGTGGAAGCTGCTGCAGTTGGCAGCACCCTGCGCGCTGAGCAGGATGCGATTCGGCTGAAGTACCTGCCGCAGATTGCCGAGCTGACTCGCAGCTGGATCCAACGCGGTCGCCAGCGGATGCTCGCCAGCGTCACCGCCTTAATCCAGAACCGCCTTGATCGCCCCAACTGGAGCAGTCAAGACACGCTCAAGCTGCCTCAGCCATTGCTTGATAGCCTGTTCGCCTTCTTTGAAGAAGAGCGCCAGGGGCAAGAACCCGACAGCGCAGCGCCACCGTCTGAAGAGGAAATAAAAAAGCAGCGGCCGGGGACTGGAAACCAAGCCGCATAGATTGGGGCGCCCTGTTCTGGGCGTTGTGCCGTGCCTTCCCCGGCCAGTTCCACCGCTCGACCTTTGGCCAAGAGAAGGTGCAAGTGGTCTTGGCGGCTCATCGGCGACTGCTGGAGCTGGAGCGCGGCGAAGCGCAGCTAATGGAGATGCAGGGGGCACAGATCAGCAGTCTGCTGTTCAACATCAACCGCGATGCCCGCAAGAGCAAAGCGACCAGCTACCGCGATTGGTTGTTCTTCTCTGAGCAGGAGAAGAAAGAGGAGGGCGATGAGCTGCCGCCTGTGGTGGCGCACATCTGCCTAGCACTACGCCATGAGGAAAAGCTACCGCCGTTGTTGATGGGCATCTGGCGAGATGTGCTTAAGCGCTCTGGTGTGGATGCAGAGGTGCCAGAGATCCGTGCCCTCGTCAATTATGATCGAACGGTGGTTGCTGTTGCCCCAAGCTGGGAAGGTGCAAACCTGCGTGTGTTCCTGGCGTCCAAAGGGCACCAGCCGGGCACCGTGCTGGAGCTGCAGGATGTAGACCGGCCCCTGCTTAGCTATCGCCTCAAGCTACCGGCCAACCTTCAGCCGGTGCATTTTGAAGCGGCTGTGCTGCTGGTGAACCAAGACCGCAGCGAAAAGCTGCTAGGGGCAAGTTCAAGCTAAAAGGCGTGGACATCCTGGCGCTACGGGGAGCCCTGGCCACGGCTCTCACCAATCACCTCGGCACCTACACCCTGGCCAATGGCAGCAGCACCCCCGCGTTGGTGGTGCGGGATCCTGGCGAAGGGCTGCCTGCTGGTCTGACTGTCACGGGGCTGGAGGTAGTGATCAGCAGCGTGCCGGACTTAGAAGCGCAGCAGCAATACAGAAACAGCCCATTTCTGGAGACATGGAATGTCTTTCTAATCGACTGGGGCGGTGGTGACATTGCAGGCGCCACCACGTTGGTGCAGTCGCTGTTTGCTGGCACCACGGCGTTGATTTTGGCCGTCACCGAAGGGATCGGCCCACGGCGTCAATCCCAGTTGCGCATCCCCCTGCCGAAGGATGGGCAGATCGTGGATGTGGTGCTGCCGCAAACGTCGGTGGTGCAAAGTGTCAACGGGCAGACGGGCGATGTGTCACTGGGCCTGGCTGATCTCACGGATGTGGAAACCACGGGGCTGATCGAGGATTCGGTGCTGGCCTGGGATGCCACAGCAGACACCTTTGAGGCACGCGATCGTGCGCCGCTGCCTACAGGTGGTGCAGTTGGCAACGTGCTGCTGAAGAACGGCACTGCCAACTATCAGGCCGAATGGGTGCCAACAGTGGATGGGGGCACGTTTAACTAGCGCTAGGGCGGGCAAGTTAGGCCAACGCTCACCGTGACCTAATGGCACGCCTCCAGCTCAAGCGGGGTCTTAAGACCAATCTGCCAACCACCGGGATGTTGGCCGGTGAGCCGCACATCACCACCGATCGCGGAACGCTTCACGTCGCCACCAATGCCACCACCAAGCTGACGGTGGTGCCTGCTGTTGATGACCTGACCACTCTCAGCGCAATCAGCGGCGCCGAGGATCTGATCCTCATCCACGATGCCAGCGAGAGCAGCGGCCAGAAAGAAAAGAAGATCACCTTTAACAGCTTCAAAACAGCGCTCAACATCCCCGACAGCGACACTGACGAGAAGGTGGCGATCGTGAGCGGCGGCACCGCCGGTTACATCTACGGCACTGACGGCACCGATGGCGTGATCCGCCTTAACAGCAGCCTGAGCTGGATCAAGGACGCCGGCAATGGTTTTGTCACCATTTCGGTGGAAGTGGTGGATGGCGGCACGTTCTGATGCCTGAAGGGCATTAAACCAGCCGACTTGAACTGATTCCAGCTTTATAGCAACCAACGGGAAGCCACATGGCACAAACAATCAAGATCAAACGCAGCGCCGTGCCCGGCAAGGTTCCAACGACCAGCGACCTGGCGTTGGGCGAACTTGCGCTCAACACCTACGACGGGAAGGCGTTTTTTAAGAAGAACGACGGCGCCGAGAGCATCGTTGAGATTGGCGGGGGCAGCAAGCCAATCGCTGAAACCGCTCAGGTGATCAGCGCCAACCTGACGCTTAGCACCGGCTTCAACGGGGTCTCCGTTGGCCCGGTTGAGGTTGCTGCCACTTACGCAGTGACCGTTCCTGCAAACGCTACCTGGGTGGTTTTCTAATGGCCTTCGGAAAAGTCAAGGTTGATCAGCTCCAGTCCAGCACTCAGGTGGTGGATGTCGATGACCTGCTAAACGATGCGGCGATTGGCGTCAGCGTCCAGGCCTATGACGCCGACACCGCCAAGACGGACGTAACGCAGACCTACACGGCAGCGCAGCGTGGGGCGATCACGGCGTTGACCGATGCCGCCACGATCACCGCAGATTTCAGCCTGGCAAATAATTTTTCGGTCACGCTCGGTGGATCGAGAACACTTGCCAACCCAACCAACTTGGTGGCTGGGCAGTCAGGAGCGATTTGGATTACGCAAGATGGCACAGGAAGTAGAACGCTAGCGTATGGCAGTGCGTGGGACTTTACCGGAGGAAC